CAGCGTATTTATTGAGAGCAGTTCCAACATCCCGTTCTGCATAGTCTTTGAGGTCAACCAAATAAAGAATTGGATGGATGTCAGAAAGACCATAAGCGTAATCATCGAATGTGTTGTTAAGGAGGTGTACCATTTCGTCTTCTTCGAAACGTACATCTTCATCTGTACCGCCAATTTTCTGATAATAGTACATGATTTGCCCATTCTCGTCCCTCTGTATATACATATTTTGTGAAGAACGCAGAACCAAATTATCCCCAGTCCATTCTAGGTAACTTGTTCCGAATATTCTCGCGTTACGTAACCAACCGTATATTAATTGGTCTATATTTATAACTGAAAACATATCGGTTATGGTATCTCTCAGTGCTTCATCATCGGTAACAATGTCCCAACCGTCCTTACTGGCATACAAACATGGAAGGTCAATTAGAGTTCTCACTAATGGGTCACTCAAATATGTGTCCATATAAGCCTTGCCATCACCTATATGTCTTTCGTAATCACCAAATATACCTCGACCCTGTTGTAAACGTAGTCTTCTTATTATACCTGCACCATAGCTGCGAGGTTCGTCCTTTGAATAGGACGGGTTGCTGCCAACAGTAGCAAAAGTACGCCTACTGAACGGCCAATAATCACGGAGAGCCATTTATAACCACTTAAATATAAGTCTGTGTTACTATATAAAGGTTTTCCCTAAATACCCGATAATCTATGCTTATTTATCTTGTTTCGACGTGGACGAGAGACCATTAGACCTATACCGCCTCTAGTTTTTCCTATATTAGCGTTACTATATCTACTCTTTTTATCCACGGATAGGGATGCAAAGGTTCCTTCTGCTGGTAACATAGATAAAGAAGCGTGTATAGCCATAACAGAGCTATCGCAATAGTCATCATGTTTAGTATCTGGAGCAGAAATCTTCTCTGTCTTATTAGCTATATCCATCACATATTCTAAATCTATATGTTGTCTAAGCCATCTTTTCATCAATTTAGCCTCATTAGGCTCAAGTTTATCAGGATTAGGTACCCTAATCTGACCTTTTTGAACATAAGATACATAATCTCTATATACTTGCGTCTTAGTACCTTTAGGGCCTCCAGTAAATATAAAGGCCATAAAATGTATACTTTTAGGTACGCACGCTACTCGAAGGTCCTGTTCGATAGCACCACCAATTCCCGTACAATCCACAATAAGCCGACTAGCATTAAAATTTGTGGCAACGTCAATGATACGCTCACGCTGGTATGGAATATCATGTCCACCAGTCTTAGGAGTGATTTCTTCCACGTATATAAGACGTGCAATATTACCATCATCAGATTTTTCGGTCCTCCATACGCTAATAACGGTAGAATTAATAGATTTCCCAATGTCAACACCGACAGTACAATTAGTATAATCTTCTCTTGTTTCTCCATCGGTGGAGGGTCTGGCGAGTTCGAGTTCATAATCCTCGAAACATGCTTTGAGTTTTTCTGGATTGAAGACATTTGATATACTTTCTACAAATTCGCATTCATATTCAGTCTTCCAGTAAATGGAATCTTCCCCCCATTCCATCATCTTCGTTAACATATCTTCTTCTGTATATGCCGCTTCATATGCTCTACCTTGCACTATAGCATCTTTCCAGTTATAATGTAGCCTTTCAAAGCTTTCCGCGTACGCATCATCATATAAATAACGCCACATATGGTTTTCTTTGCTCTTCGGTGTGCCTAAATTGATAAATGGAGCCCTATTAGCAAGAATACAAGGCTCTACGTTATCAACGAACAAAGCGTCATCAATCAAAGGACTTTCGTCTATAACTAAGAACGTTGGGTGCTGTCCTCGGATAGCTTGTCCTTGATTAGAAGGTGCTAAAGGTGCTCTACGGAGCACAGTACCTCCTTTCATTATTATGCTGGGCTTATTATGGAACCGGTAGTTCTTAATTAAGGAATCTAGGAACGAATTGTCCGCAAAATGCCTATATACATAGTTGAATATAAGCGCAGCTTGGTCCTCAGAAGGAGCAAGCACGAAAATAAGGTCCCTGAACCTTTTAAAGAACATGTAGACCACAATAGCTACTGAGAGTGCGAATGACTTTCCACTGCCTCGTGGAGCCAATATAGCAAGTTTCCTATGCTTATCCACGTCTTCTTCAGGGAAACACAGAGCTTTCGCTATTATATTCTCCTGTAGCGGGCGTAATCTTAGGGGTCTTTGTTGCTGGTCCAGTAAATAAGCATCACAGAAGGCTCTAACCAACTGTGTCATCTTCTTAGGGTCTGCTCTTACGCTTTCGAATACATTCTCAAGCTTCCGGCTGTCGTGAGCTGCTGCTCCCGTCAGTGCCGTCTTCAGAGTCTTCCCTTCGTTCTTCACTGGTGTCGTCATCTAAATCTCCTAAGAATCCCATGAAGGATTCTGTATTTTTTTCTACCAAAGTAGGTATTTCAATATTAAGAGCGCGGAACTCAGTGTGAATATCCCTAACAATAGAGTTTCTCTGTCGCAAGAGCTCTGTTCGCGCGTTAACATCCCGAATAGATACAAGAATTTCTTCCCAAAGCACGTCTTCAAGCGCGAGATTTCGCGCCAGAAGGCGTACCAATTCTTTGTGACGTTCATATTCTGCTTCACCGACTCTTTTTTGGAGTCTTTTTTCGTATTCGTGTTCGTTCAAAGTTTCTTAGCTTCACTTAACGCCGCTTTTGCTTCAGTTTTTACTACAGCTACGAACTTATCATCATTCTGGTCCCACGCTGATAGTACTACATTCCTAAGCACTGCATCTTTAACATGCTTTTGAGCTACTTCGTCCAATTTAACGTAAGCCGCTAATTGCGCTTTAGTAAGACCTTTATCTAATATAGACAATATTTCATCATCGTAATTCTTGATGTAAGGCATTACCAAGGCCCGAACTGCTGGTTGCGTATATGCAATATATGCAGCTAAGGCTGCTATAACTGCCCCAACGAGCAAAAGCTCAGGGGTAGCAGTTAATATATCCATTACTTTGTCCAACAGGCCATCAGTGGCTGTGTCCAACGCTGTGTTGTTGGCTGTTTCATTGGTGGTTGTATTATTAGTCATTTTTTCACCTTCTTTGTTGTGGGACCCAAGTGTTTGCAATCATTGACGCAAATTTGTCTGTGGAGTCTCGTGCGGTACACAAGAGTCCCATTATTGTAATAGTGTTCTACTCTATTTAAAGCTTTTGTCTAACCTTCAAGTCTTTCTATCAGGTCTGCTTTATTACCAGTTGTCTTTAGTCCCTTTATTTTAAGAAGTTGCTTTAATTCAGAAACTTTCATAGAAGAATAATCAACTTCCTCTTCTTCTTCACAAGCGCATGGGTCTTCTCCACACTCTTCACAAAGTTCTTCTTCAGGAGCTTCAACGACTACTTCTTCAATAACTTCTTCTACCTTTGGTTCTTCTACTGGTAATTCACATTTAACTTTAGTATGGAATCTTATGCTTTTATTACACACTTCGCAGTAATCATCCCTACCTATATCTACTGTTCTCATTTTATTCTTCCTCTTTTTCGTGGGCATGGTCTCCATTACGGAAAGTACCCTTCCTAGTCTGTTCTATTTGACTGTTCTGTTGAGCAGTCCATAATTCTAATACCTTATATATAATAACAAGCGCAGGTGAGCCTATAATCAATAAGACTGATTTATAAGATTCTATATCTTGCACTATCTCTTGATGATTAAAAGCCATCGTTACCAAGAATATAGATAAACCTACCCAAGCCATAACAACTGGAGCACATACTAACATCATCATGAAATTAGAAAAGTTTCCATCAGGGCTTGCTGCATCTGGTTTATGATTCGTCATTATTTTCACCTTCTAACCATTCCTCTAAAGTTGATTTTTTCATCATTGTTTTCACATCGTCAATGTCAGATATAATTTTAGATAACATATTTGTTAACACTACCATATCCGCAGCTTTCATCGCGCTTATGCTTCCTCCTCCGGCGCTTCCACTCTTATCATTGGAATCTCAAACTGCTGTTGGAAGTAATAGTCTTCGGCTTCCTCATCCCAGTTGAGTAATGCTACCCACATAGACCAAGTTCCTTCTGTCTCATTAAGTTCCTCGTAAGTGAAATTCAACCAGTGCTCGTCCCAAGCCATACCATCAACGCTCATAGTTAGGTCTTTCCAGAAATATTCTTCGTAGGTACCATCTTCGTTTGCATCAATCCATACATCTACATAAATCAATACAGATGTACTATAATCAGAACAATCTGTATCTATATCTGTCAAAACGGATATACCATCAGCTTCTGGGTCTACCCAGAAAACAGTCGCATTATCCGTCTCTTCGTTGTACCAACCGGGATAAAAATGTACTGTGCTGTGATTCCCATGTTCTTCCTCATATTCATCTTCATAGTCGCAAGAACCATCGTCTTCAGTAGCTTTATCGTCATAATTATTGGCTTCCATATCCATACAACCATAAATAGCAGCTGTTTCATTCGTGGTGCCATTAGGGTTGTCATTTATAACTACACAGCGGCCATCGTCGTGTGTAGCATTAACCTGATAATTTTCAGCTTCAGGATTAGTACAACCATAAATAACTACTAAAAAAGTGCAACTACCGTCTTCAAAAGTCGCAGCAGAGTTATAATTGGTCGCCTCGGGGTCTTTACAGCCACCAATTGGTCCTATATCTTCTTCGCCATTAAAATAATCATCTAAAATAGTTAAATTCGCTCCACCACTAAGTACCGCAAGCATGATAACGGCTAGGATAGCTCCTATCTTCTGCCCTACTTTGGTTTCACCAATTGCATCAGCAGCTTTACCAACCGTTTCAAATAGTCCTTCGTCATCGTCTTTTTTCTTGTCAATCATTGCTTCTAGTTCCTCTTTCGATAGTACGTTAGTGAAAAGGTCATCTTCTTTTCCAGATGCCATACATAATTTTAGATAGTATTAGTATTTAAAGGTTTCCCTAATCGTCCCACGTTTTATTCTTATCTCCTTCACCTTGCTGACCAGAAAGAGCGCTTTCTATATCAGAATCATCTAATACTACATTTTCAGATTTGGGTCCCTTTTTCCAGTGACTTTTCTTGGGTTTCCATTTCGGAGGTTCTGCGTCACATGGTCCACCATTACCTTTCCAGTAGGAACACCATTTACAGAGGTTTTGAGGTACTTGTTCGTAACTCTTCTCCTCTTCCATCTTTTCTTTGAGACAGTCGTGCACCATTTTAA